CTAAGCTGCCTATGCGGCAGTAACCCCTGCATCCCTACTGTATTTATTATAGCAATAGCACAAATTAAAATCACGTGCCTTGTTACCAGCAAGACACGTGATCAGTTGGAAAGTATTACCAGTACTCTCCAACAATTATAATCAATCTCCATTCTTGCTAATTATTATATAGAGGCTGATTATGCCTATATTATAGCATACAAGCCTCTTTGTTTATAAAAAGGAGGCTTTTTATTATGGCACTCAAAAAAAGAAATGATGGAAGATATAAGGTTACTTACTCATCACATGGGAAAAGACACTATTTCTATGGATCAACAAGAAACGAAGCTTTAGCAAAACGTGAAGCATTCATCCTGGAGCTTCAGAAGGCGCCAAATATTGACCGAGAAATCACGGTTTCAGAGTGGTTAGATGAATATCTCTTAGATGCAAAGAACCGCGTCGCCAGAGCTACGTATTTGAGCTATGAGAGCATTTCAAGGAATCACATCAGGCCCATTCTTGGAGACATCGTCCTGGCTAAACTTGAACCATTCATGATCCGAGACCTTTTGAACAAAAAGCAGGAAGACTGCTGCTCAACAAGGACCATTGAATACATCTATGTCGTTTTGAAAGCAGCGCTCACACTGGCAGTCAATGACGGCGTATTGTATCGAAACCCTGCAGCAGGCATCAAGAAACCGAAAGTCACCAAAGAGCCATCTATCGCCTTGACACTTCCGCAGCTGAAGACTCTGCTTCATGTAATTGACGATCCGGAATACTTCCGCCTGATCTATCTTACCGCCAGTACAGGAATGAGACGCGAAGAAGTCCTTGCTCTTAGGATCAGCGACGTCAACACAAGGAGGCATACAGTCTCTATCAATCAGACAGTACACCACGACAACCGCCAGACATACATCACAAACACAACAAAAACAGACAGCTCCCAGAGGACCATCCTCTTGGATGACGAAACCTATGAACTCGTCAGAGAACAAATAAAAACCGTCCAAAAACGCAAGGCCAGCACCTTTGGGTATAAAGACTTCAACCTCCTCTTCCCGGGCCCCACAGGCCGTCTTATCTCACCCACACAAGCGTCCAAACGCCTCAAGACCTACGCCAAGAAAGCCAAACTCCCCTCCGTCTTTACTTTCCATGGACTGAGGCACACCCACGCCACATTATTGTTAGAAGCAGGAGCAAACGTAAAATCCATCCAGGTACGCTTGGGCCATTCTTCATTCAAGACCACAATGGACACCTATTCCCATGTTACAAGCAACATGGAAGAAGACGTATTAAAGAAAATCCCCAAGCTGATCTGAACCAAGAAATTAAAAATGTGGGGTCAGGATGGGGTCAAAAGTAACATGATTTTCTGGGGTCAGACTAAAAAAGCAAAATAAAATAGAGCCTGATTTCTCAGACTCTATCGTGTTTCATGGCGGAGAGAGGGGGATTCGAACC